AACAAGAGATTATAGTAGTTTAATGAAGGTTATGAATAAAAAGGATAAATAATGGCAAGCGCTAGAGAAAATGATTTGAATCCAAATACTACAATTGGTTTGTCGTTCCCACTTAGGGGTGATAAGTTTAATGATTTTGCTTTAACTAAAAATTCATTAGAACAATCATTACATAATTTAAAAAATTTATTATTAACTCAAGTAGGTGAAAGAGTAAATCAACCACAATTTGGTAGTAATTTAAGAGCTCTTTGTTTTGAACAAATAGATGATGATTTACCAGTTAATATTAAAGCAGAAGTAATTAGAGCTGTAAGTGTTTGGTTACCTTATATTAATATACAAGAAGTTAATACTTTAACTGAAGATGATGATAAGGGTAAAATATTTGTAGAAATAAAATATTCTACTACATTAAATGCTCAAACACAACAACAAATAACATTAGACGCAACGGGTGGTCAATAAAACTCTTAGTAGGAATTTATAATGGCAAGAACAAGTACAAAAAAAAATATGGTAAAAAAAGTTAATTATCTAAATAAAGACTTTAGTGATTTTAGAGATAATTTAATTGAATTTGCTAAAGTATATTTTCCAAATACATATAATGACTTTAATGAGTCGTCACCTGGTATGATGTTCATTGAGATGGCATCTTATGTTGGTGA